GATGCGAGACCCAATGCCCACCCCCACAACCGGATAGGGCGACTGTCGGCTCATCCAGTTGAGAGTCTTGGGTGAATCGTGATACCCCTTCGTATAGGCTTTGTCGCAGTCCTGATTGCTCGCAAGATGTCCGTGAAGATCAAAGTCAGGGGGGAAGGACACGCCACAGGGCTTGCCATCGGTGACCATGATAATTCCCTTGCTGGCATGCGAGTCTTCCATATCCAGCCGGCGGATCATGTGGTGCAGAGCCACGGTAGCTGGCGTGCCACCGTGATGCTGAATGTAGTTGAGTTCGTCGGTGGTCTGGAACTCGGCAATGCTGCAGATGGTGGTCTGGTTCTTGTCGCGATCCACGTGGTTGCTGACTGCAGAGAAGCAGACGGGGATGAGCTTCACGTTCTTGTGGTTCTTGGAACCCTCAATGATCGCGTGAAGAAAGCCAAGGGCATTTGGCAACAGGTTGACCATGCTGCCACTCACGTCCATCATGATGCCAAGGACCACACTACCAGCTCCAGCTTCTGGTGGACGATCAAACACATGAGCGTCCCCCCAGCCTGCGAGCTTGTGCAGGGCGCCCTCATCCAGAACCCCGTCCAACTGACCGTGATCGTTGGCAGGTGGGTGAGCAACGCGCCACACTGCAGAGGCGACCTCCTCCGTAAGTCGGTTATTAGGGGCGTAAAGCCGCAGTTGTTGGGGGGACACAAACTCAGGCTTAGCTGTGCGGGGTGCGGAGATGTAATCCTGAGCCAGCCCAAAGACTGCTGGGACCATGGTCTGATTGGTGTCCTCATCTTCCACAGACTCTTGGCCGTCGCTTGGCCGACACTCAATCATGTGGTCCTTGCTGCTGTTGGCTTGAGACTCCTCGACTGGGTTCACGCCAACGACGAGCTTGACTTTGCGGGGAGCCTTGCCGTTTGCGTTGGGATCGAGGGACAGGATGCCACGAATCTCGGTCATCATCTTGCCAAGCTCGACGATCTGGGTGCTTGGGTCTGCAGCCAGCAACTCGGGCCAGTACCGCTTGACCACGCTTGCTGCCATGTCGAACTGTGGAAGCTTGGGCAACTTCACCCGATGGCCACTGGTGTTGGTGTTATAGGCCAGTGCTGTGAAGAACCGCTCGTACTCGCTGTTGCCAAAGGCCTTGCCATCCAGGAACTTCTGGACTGAGGTCTTGCTATCCAGGATGGTGGACTCGTATGACTCGAACAGTTCTGCCCAACCCGGCCACTTGTCCAGGATAGCCTGGCGATGTCGGGTGGTGCAGAGCGCGGCCCAAGTCTTGAGGAACATGTCGCAGTGCAGGTGATACTGCGGTTCCTTGTGGATGTTGAGCGAGACCATCGCCATGTTCTGTGCTTCGTGGTATCCAAAACATCGGTCTCCTCTCGCCGCATCGTTGGAATTGGCGTTGTCCACCAGAGCTTGGATGCACCTGTAGTTCAGTTCCAGTAGCGTATTGTTGTTGAACTCAAGCGCGTCCAGTCCGATGGCTGTCACCGCATCCACTGCAGAGGCAAAGTCGGGGGCTGAAGCCATCGTGGCGTAGGGAATCACGATGGTCTCGGGTGAACCAGGGGTGGTGAGAATCTCGGTCTTTCGAGCCTCAATGAGCCCGTGGCACAGCTTCATGTCCGGGTTCTTCAGTATCTCCTCCTTCTCCTCGTCGGAGCTGAGGTAGATGTGTCGGGCTTGCTCAATCGCGCTACGGAAGTAGAACGGCGCACTGCCAAAGCCCGACTGGTTGTAGGAGCCAGAGAGGCGGAAGGTCACCGGATTCTTGATCCAGAGATCCCATACCTCTGCTGCCTGCTCCAGAACAAACAGCGCGGAGTCGGGGTCCACACGCTTAGTCTTGGTGTTCTCCTTGTGGAACCCATAGTCAAACGTGTTGTCGAACCAGTCATAGATCTTGTTGAACATGGGGGTAGCTCCGTGGGGGGATCAGAAGGGCAAGGTGGAATTGGAGACCTGAACGCTGCACCCCTCAAGAATGTTGGGGAACTTGCCAATGAGCAAAGCAGCAAGAGCCGAACGCTCCACGGGATCCGCACTGGAGTTGAGGATGGTGTACTCCAGAGACTCCTGACCATACCGAGCCAGGTCGTGAGCAGCAGCCAGCACCCGGCGTGTGCTGAGGGCGCGCACGTTGGAGCTGGACTGTCGGGTCTTGGCCGCGATCTCACACAGCGCCTCCGCCCACTTGGTGTCGAGCGTGGGCACTCGTCGAGTGAGCAGGGCCAACTCATCCTGCCGGTTGAGGTAGGACATCTCGATGACGCGCGTGAATCGCTCGTCCAACGCTGCGTCCAGCGGGCCGGCGCCAACGTAGCGGGAGCCAGTGTTGGTAGTAGCGATGAACATGGTGTTGGCACCGACCGTCACGGCACGCTGACGCTCCTCGATCCACGCACGACGGCGATGGTCGAGCAGGGGGAACAGGCCGTTGAGGACGGAGGAGGATGCGCGGTTCAGCTCGTCGAGGACCACAACGTAGTTGCCGGCCTCGATGGCCCGAACGAACTCAGTGTCCTGCCACAGGACGGCGCCGTCCTTGACGGTGCGGAATCCGAACCAGTCGCGGGGCTCGCGGACCACGGCGCAGTCCATGATGAGCAGGGGTCGGTTGGTTTCCTGGGCGATCCACTGGCCAAGGCTGGTCTTGCCGCAGCCGCTGGGGCCAGTGACTCGCAGGTTCTCCGTCGTTCGGGACTGTGCGATTCCCCCCACGATCGTCTTGATGCGTGGGCTGAGGGACATGTCAACCGGCTCGGGGGGTTGGGTGGGGGTAGTGAAGAGGTCCACTGGGATCTCCTTGGGTGTGGGGGGACGAATGGCTTCGGTAGCGGGCTTGAACTGTGCGATGTAAGTAGCCATGGGTAGCACTCCGGGGGTAGGGGTTAGAGGCCCACCCAGAACTGGTAGCACTGGGGGGCAAGTACGCGGACGGCCCACGGCACACGCCGGGGCAGGAGCAGACGATCAACCAGAGGCTGGCCGATCAGAGCGTCCATCCGGGATCGGATGGCGGTAGTAAGCTGGAAAGCGAGGTAGCGGGGTATGCCACCCTGCAGGCTGCCTGAGAGGTCTACGTCGCCCAGGGGAAGGAAGTCCCAGGGAGGAGCCTCCGTAGCCCTCAGCCACCTGACCTGTCGATCTGGGGGCACGGGCGGGCCCTTGGTGGCCCAGCCAAACAGAAGCCAATAGTCGAGGCCTCCCTCGCAGGGGCGCATCCACAGGCCGAGGCCTACCCTACCTCGGAGCAGACCTCTCCTGGGGGAGACCTCGACTTCTGGCACCTGCTTGTCCCATCCGGATGTAGCGATCCATAGCCGGCGGGCCTTGGAGGCAAGGGGCCGGTCAGGCCGGAGGGGCTTCATGTGGGCCCAACCGGATGCGACCGGCCCCTGTAAAGAAAATGCCCCGGAGGAACCGGGCGGGTTACCTCCGGGGCTGTCGTGGGGGGACGTCTGGTCCATGGTAGTGGCGGGTGTCCCCGTGTCAACCCGTCACTCAGAGCAGCTGGCCAGTGAGGAACTCGGTGAAGTACAGCGTCTTGCCATCGCGGCTCGCGTCGTACTTGGCCCGAAGCTTCACGCCAGTCGGAACACCATTGCCCAGCTTCTTGCTCACAGCCTCCATGTCGGCGGCGAGGTTGTTGGTGCTGGTACCGAGGATGGTGCGCAGGTGGCCCTTCAGGCGCTCGAGGTCGATGCGCATGCGGGTCTTGGCACCGTCGTCCGTCAACTGAGCCGGATTGCTCGGCAGGTTGAAGGCCTTGCCCTTGAACGACCGAGGATCGCTGGGGCTACCCGGATCGTCAATCATCTGATAGGTGAAGTAGATCAGATTGGACGGGAACACCTGGCCGTCCTTCTGCTTGAACTCGCCGTTGTCGGCCACGATGCCCGTCACCATGACGGCATGATCGCCAGCCTCGGGGCGCCAGCCAGCGGCCGAGCCCTCGGTGTTGGCCTCAGCCGACTGGTAGATCTCACTGAACGCATTGAACATGCTTGACTTGATCGACACGATGCAAACTCCTTGAAATGGGGGGTAAGAAGAAACGAGACACGGAACAAAGAACTGGAAGTTTAAGTTCCACTTAGTGGAAGGCGGAGGTGGGACACCGTCGAGGGCCCACCCCCACCCTTCCGGGGGATCGTCGTCAGGGAGCCAAGGGAGATTGGGTACTCCCATCACCCGTCATCGGGCATGTTAGCGAAGGCGGCTGTGCATCCATCCTGCGCTTGTTACGACCATTGGCTAGTCCCTGACGTGCACAGTAAAACACGGTCACGAGGTGGCGTCGTTGAACGCCTTCTCAAAGTCCTGCCATGCGGTTGGCGAGTTGGTGATGTCGATGTCGGGCAGCGGCTTGAGGGTGCGAGTGCGCACAAGTCGCATGTACCGGGGATCCGCGAACGCTAGGATCCTGCGGTTCTCTCGCTTGACGACCACCTTCTGCTGAGTGATCTGCTTGCCACCAATCGTCACGGTCACCGGTTCGGTGGTAGTGCTCTCCGTGGTCTCACACCTCATGGGCGCGATGATCTCCACGCTCTTGGACAGACGCTCCTTCAGGCCGGGAGGCAGGCTGAGATAGTGATCCTCCACCTTGCTGTGCTCCGAGATCTCAACCCACTCACGGCTGAGGTGCGCGATCATCCACACACCATATCCATGCTGCCTGAGTCGGTGAGCAATGTCAATGACCGAGTCATACAACTTCTCCCAAGCCGCTGGTCCATGGGCCTGCTCAAAGGTTTCCTTGCCCATGAGCCGAGCGACGTGGCCCTTCAGCATGCGGATCGCCGGCGCCAGTGTGTCGATCACCACCATCGAGGGGCGATCCATTCCCTTGTCCGCCAGCTCACACAACTGCTTGATCTTTGCCTCTACCAGATCCCACGTCAGCGTGATCGGCTTGCCACCCACATCAATGGGCCGGCCATCCTTGCCGATGCCGGGCCACACCGTTGCATTGGCGTGGGGGGACACCGTGGCCGTGAGATCCAGATTCAGGATGAACGCGTCAGCGCATCCCTGAAACAGATAGGACTTGCCACTGTTCTGCTCACCGACCACCATGCCCCACATGTTCTTGAGGCTGTAGTGCGAAGGCTGCGTGAACCCCAAGCCGGGGAATCCCTTGGAGGGAGTGGCGCCGGTGGCCATTGTCTGGAACGTGCTCATCAGTTGAAGTCCTTCTGTAGTTCACCGAATGCATCGCCATAGCCACGAGGCCTGACAAAGTCGGTGGGTGATTCGTTGGCAAACTTTACCTCAAACTCCTCCTGGTCCCCGGCAGATGCCGGAGCCGGGCGGGCCGCAAGGCCGCCCGGCGCAGGCAGCTCGAGACCAATGATCCTGACTGTCCGCTCAAAGCGCACACCCAGTTGGTCCATCCACCCCTGGAACACGCTCATCGAGATGGAGTATCCGAACTCCTCATTGAAGAAGGAGAGGAAGTCCCCCCTCGAGTTGATGCGATCCTGGTATTTCGCGAACACCGCCTGAAGCTTGGGCTTCACGATAGTGTTGATGATGTCTGCAGTGAACTCCTTGAATTGGTTCTTCATGGTGTCTCTCACATTCTGCTTGTCGGGGTAGTCACCCATCACTGGTCTCCTCATCGCTGTCGGGCAGCACGGCGTCCCTTCGGACGATGGCCACTCCGTTCTGCCTCATGATCTCTGGCCACTCGGTGTAGGGCCTGAGCACGAAGTCAGAGTAGGGATCCTTCCTGCCTGTCTTTCCCGAAACACTTGCCGGCCAAGGGAACAACCCAGGGTCGGGGCGGAGCATCCGCCACTTGTTGACCATCGCAACCCGCGCAAGATACTGCCGACGCCACATCTTGTCCAACAGGGCCTCGCCACTTGTGAACGAAATGTTGACAACCGGAGCCGCTTGCCTCTCGGCTGCAAGGTGGGTGTACTCACCCGTACCGGTGTACCACTCATGGCACCGTTGCATGTAGTTCTCCAGCCGTGGCTCACCTTGGTACACCCGCTCATTGCGAGGCTCACCCTTCCGGGGGCCACTCTTGAAGGGGGTGGTGTCCAGCGTGTAGTCCCTGTCCTTCATGCCAAACTCGATGGTCGGCTTCTGCACGATCGCGTGCATCATTCCCCCCACCCTCACATCGGGAGGCAGCCCATGCTCCTCCCTGAACTTCTCCTGCCTGAGGTTGGCCTCAAGGATGTGGAGGTAGTGCTGGGTCTGCGGCTCGATCGTGCAGGACAGAGCGCGTTCGAGGGGGGACAGCGATGTGGTCTTGTAGTCCACGATCCACACCGAGTTTTGCTTAGTGTGATACAGCACCAGGTCGGGCTGCGCCACGCACGGCGCCATCCACCCATCCTTCGTCACATCCCGCATCGACGCACCCAGCAGGCACTCCGCACAGATCGGCCTGTAGTGGGGGGCC